GAAGCACGCTTCGATTTTCTTGCGCATCAGCTCGGCTTCTTCGTAATCGTCCAGATCACGCAGCTTTTTTTTGATGACTGGTGCCAGCCGCGGCACGCCGCGCACCTGGCCCGGCCGGGTCTTGCGATAGATCAGCAGCACGTCAGCCGCGTCGACGCGGTGACTTTCCAGCGGGCGGAACAGCTGCCCCACTTCGCCGGGGTGGCGGTCGAACAACCAGTAGGCGACTACCTTGCCGATCGGGCTGAACTCCACGCCGTTGATGATGTAGCCACCATTCGGCAAATCTTCGGTCTTGAGGTGGTCCAGATAATCAGGTTCGAGTAGCTGGATCTGCAGCGGCACCGGCAAGCCATCCTCCGGCAGCCGCGTACGAAGGCGCACGATGCATTCGCCCGACTCTTCGACCGTGCGCGTGGCCAGCGCTTCCAGGCCGTAGAAATCGAGCTGGCCATCGGCATCGGCCAACGGCACCCACTCTTTCCAGAGCGCCTGCGTGGCATCATCCGACCATTTGGCGATCACGCCGGTACCGATCGCGTGCGCCACGAACTTGTCAAAAAGGCTGACCGCATAACCATTGTTTTGCGCCAGATCGCGCGAGCGCTGGCGGAGCCAGGGCAGATCGCGCGAGATATCCGCATTGGCGCTGGCACCGGTGGTGTTCCAGTTGGCCGTGCCACGACCGCGCTTGGCCGCTTCATAGCCGCGCACTTCCAGCCAGGCCTGCCGCGCCTGGTGTCGGGCGAGGCCACGCTCTGGCGCCACCCAGCCGATCAGGTTATCGAGCCACATGATTAATCCCGGCTAAATTCCGCAAGCACGGAATGGGTTGAAAACGTGTTAGCCGCACGTGCGAGCTGGTCGGCGATATGCGAACGCGCGGTCAGCAGCTCGTTGATTGAGCGGTATTTGACGCGCCGGCCGTCGTACTCGACTTCCAGTTCGCCGGTGGCGATGGCTTCGTCAATCGCATCAAGCTGGGCTTGGGTAAATGCCATCAGGCGGCCTCGCGCAGTTCCTGCAGAATACCGAGCAGATAGGGCGCGGCCCGCGCGCCATACGTGGCCGATTCTTCTGCAAACATCTCGCTTTCGGACCGGAAGCGGTCCGGCTCCTCGACCCAGCGGCGATGCCACTCGGTCAAGCCAGCGACCAATTCCGTTTCGGTCATTTCAATCTCGGGCATCACTCACTCCAGCCAGTTATCGTCCGGCCCAGCCAGTCGGCCTCGCCAGAAACAGAAGACCCCGCCGATGCGGGGTCAGGGATTGATTCAATAGTGTCAGGTGCCGGTCGTGGCGCAGGCACTGCCGGGTCAGTTTCGACCGCCTGCGGCGCTGGCGCGCTGAACATGTCATGTACGCGTGGCTGCAACATGTTTTCCAGCTGTTGCCACTCCACCTCGCGTGCCGCATGCACCCGAATGTCCGGATGCTGGGCGGCTGCGTAGCCATACACCCAGGTATCCAGCGCTTCGTTACGCTTGCCTTTGCGCTTCACCCAGCGGTTCTTTTCGGGGTCAAACACTTCGGCGGTGAGTTGTTCGTAATAGTCCAGCGTCAAGTCTGCAGAGAACCGGACCTTGCGATGCACGATTTCTGCCTTGCCATCCGCATCGATGCGGCCAAACAGAGCGTTCTTCGCGGTATCTGTGCCAACCAGCCAGAGCTGCACGCCTTCCTTATGAGTCTGGCCGCGCCAGTCCACATCCTGCAGGGATGGCTTGCCCAATACAGCGCGGTTTGCCGTGCTTGCGCCCTTGATGGCAATGACGCGTTCGTGTTGCCAGGTGCGCACGTAGTTATAGACATCGTGCGTGTTGGCGCCCCCGCTATCGATGGCGGTGGCCATGACACGCATATCAATACCAAACTGATTGCGCAACGGGCGGCGCCGGTACTCGGTGAGCTTTGCCCACGTTTCGTCCAGCGTAGGGCTGCCGTGGATCACGTAGTGATCCAGCACCCAGCAAACCTCGCCCCGCCCCCAGCCCAACAACTGGCACTCGAGGCGGTCCGGTTGGGTATCCACGCCCAGCGTCAACACCAGACAGCCCACCGGCACGGTCCGGATCTTGAAGGGCTCGGCACGGGCCATCAGCGCGTCGGCTTCATGACCCCGGCCTTGTCTCCCAGACTTCGCCGAGGCAGGTATTGATAAACCGTTTGAGCTTGACCTTGTCGCCTTGGGCTTCCAGCCACTGTTGCGCGCGATCGGCCCAAGTGCGCCCCAAGCCCAACGGGCTATACAGGCTGTTAATGTGATAGCCACGGGTCTTGCGGCCCGGACATTCGGCCACCCACTCACCGGCGGCCAGCATGGCCGTCTTGTTATGCTCCTCGATCACGCATCCGTTGTGCTCGCAGACATACCAGGCCCGGCTAACGTCGCCATTGTCCGCCACGTTCCATTGCAGGTTGGGCCATTTCAAATGCTGGCGTTCGCCACAGTGGGGGCACGGTAGGTAGTAGCGGCGCTTGTCGCTTTGCTCCCATTCGGTCTCGATGCGGCTGGCACCCTTGATCGTGGGCGTGCTGACCAGCATCACCTTGCGCCGCGGGAAGTTGTTGGTGCGCTCTTCCGCCAAGCCGACGGGGTCGCCCTCGCCGTCCAGGTCATCCGGGTAGCGTCCACTTCATCAAGCCCGAGATTTTTAACGGGCATCGAGCGCAAGCTTGCGGCGGAGTTGCCACCGGCCAGGCGGAGAATGCGCCCGGAAATTCCTTAAGCAGCGCCTTGTTTTTGGAGTCGCGCGACTGCCGGGCAAACTTGTCGGCCAGCGAGGTCGTCGCCGCCAGCATGTTGGACAGGCGTTGCTGGCTGAACAGCTCAGCCACTTCGATAGTGGTTCGACCACCAGCATCGGGCCGCCGTAATGATCCATCACGGCGCCGATCCAGTTGATCAGGCATTCGGTGCCGCCTACCTGTGTGGACTTTACGAAAACGATGCGCTCGGCATCGGACCATGGCGACGCGGCATCCATGATCTCGCGCAGGAACGGCAGGCGATCTGTCCGCCACTGGCCTGGCTCGCTCGTCTCGCTCGACGTGAGCTGGCGGTTTCCGTCGGCCCATTCGCTGACCGTCATGCGCGGTGGGCGGCGTATACCAGCAGCCCACGCCGAACACACGGCGCTGTAGCATCGGGCATGTCGTTCAGCTGCATCAGCGGGTTCCAAAGAGCCGGGCCGGCAGGCGCTCGGCGATTTTCGCCAGCTCATCCAGCACCAGCCCGATTTCGTCATCCAGTAGTTGATAAATGCGGCGCGGGTCCGACTCGGCAGCCAGCACCGGCGCAATCCGGTCTGGAAGGCGTTCCAGCGCGGCCCGCATGGCCGCCGCGTTATCGGTCAGCGCGAGCTGCACCTTGCTCAGCTCCACCAGTTGCCGCAGTTGCTTGCGTTCTTCCAGCTCGGCAATGCCGGCGAGGTGGGTTTCCTTTTTTTCGCCCGCGCCGCCTGGAAGTCGTAACCGTCGGTGGCAGATCGCCGCCGTCAGTGTCTGCAGCCTCTTCCGCTGCGGCGGCCAGAATCGCGGCCGGCATGATGTTGCGCTCGACCCGTTCGCGGGCATGACGGTCGCCAACACCAGAGCGCGCCGGGTCGGCGGTCTTGCCGAGCAGCGCCATGGTCGCCTCGACATCCACCTTTTTTTGCCTGAGGCGTCGAGTACGAGGCGGCCTTCCTTGTTCAGTTGACTCACATAGCTGGGCACCCAGCCATTCATCCGCGCGAATCCGGATTTGCTGACCAGTTGACCCATTGGAAAAAAACCTATCGTTTTCAGTGCCTTGGCACCTTTTCAGTGACTGAAATTTCAGTAATGTTTGAGCGCTGCGCCTGGCGCGGCGACGGGGGTCGAATTACCCGCATGGCTTAGGGTGCCGGAAGGACCCGCGACCCTTACAGGTTGGCCCGCCGGGGCCGCCTTCCTGACACGTGCCTGGCGTCTGGCCGGGCCGCTGTCAGCTTCACCGCATCGACAGCACCGCCGACTTTAACGCCCGGTCGAACGCGCCGGGCAGGTATGCCTTCGAGGTGTTCTGTGCGATCGCCTCGAACGGGATGCGCACCTTGTACTTGGGCGCCGAGTCGCTCACGAAGAACAACGGCTTGATGCCCTCGCCGTGCGCGGACTTGATGCGCTGCCAGATGCCGGTCGTGCCATCGATCTTGCCAAAGAAGATATCGAAGCCGCGCGCCTTCGACTGGCTGCGCCGGCTGCGGGTACGGTTTGCCGTGTAGCCCGTTTCGCCGAACGCGCTGAGCGCCGACAGGACTTTCACCATGTACGAGCCGCGCACGTTCCCGAACGCATCTTTGGGAACGCCTGCGGCTGGCAGCAGAAACTGGCCGGAACGCAAATAGCCGATCCGCGCCAGGGCGACCTCGCTACGCTTGCGCTTGCGCTCGCCGCCATACACTTCGGCCGTCATCCATTGCGCTGGCGCGGTGGACTTGGCGGCATCGTCCTTGATCCAGACCCGCGCTTCCTGCCGCGCCTTGGTCGCTGGCTTGATGAATAGACTATTCAACGTCCAGTTGGTAGGCCGGTCGAAGCGCTGGCGCATCACGCTGCGATCATTGATGCGTACTTTGCCGGCGGTCTCAGTCAGCGCTTTCGCCGCGGCGAACGGCAACTGCGTTTGCGCCAGCCGTGCGAGCTTGTCTTGCGTCAGTTTGGTGCCGGTGAAATCAAGCTTGAACATCGGCACCTCGAATAAAAAAAAGACCGCCGAAGCGGTCAAGCTGCCATCCACGGAGAATTGGGTGTACGCATTGGGCAGCGTGCGGGCCTCGCCGAACGTTCCAGTCAAGGCGGGTCTGCGAGGTGCTCAGCACGCTGGCCAATGCATACGACGGACAACAAAAAAGCCCCGCGTGCAAATGCACCGGGGCCTGGCAACAAGTTGGCTGAAAACGAAAAAAAGCCCCGGAGCTTTCGCTGCGAGGCTTTCGGTTGCTTTAGACGTGCAAAACCACCCTTCCACGGGTAGTCGCGCGCCGAAGCGGTATCAAGTTGTAGCAACAAGGTTAGTTGCGGATTTTTTTTGCTGTCAACAGGTTGTTCAAGTTGCATGTGCGGATCGCTTTGGTCGGAACCGCTTCCAGCATGGCCCAGCGTTCCGAAAAAAATTTGCACCGCTTTCGCCACATGGGCATCGTAATCGTTGATGTTCAGCCCCAGCTTGCGAGACGTTCCGCTAGGGTTGGCTCGATACATGAAGTGCTTCTCGAGCAGCACCGCAAACGAACGAAACAGATCACTCTGGCGCAACGTGGCGATAATCGCTTCGGCCCGCATTGCATCGGCCTCACTGCAGCGGCTTTCCCGGCACGTCGGCCCCATCGCTGCCTTCTCTTCCGGCGTCAGATAGAGGCTGATGCCCTTGAAGCCATTCGTAACTCGCCCACCCACAAACAAAGCCCAGTTTTCCAACAGTTCTAATGCGTCTTTCATTGCGCCCCCAACAACTTTTTTCACCAGAGGGCCTCTTAGCCCGGTCATTGCCAGGCTTTGTTTTATCGAACTACGCGCCTGCTGCTGCAAGCATTTTGCGTAAATCGTTTACTGCTGCAATTGCCACACCAGCATCGCCGCGCCGGTACACTGGTTCCTCCTTTTTTATCCGGGATTGCCGGGCACGCGCCCTGCAGCCGGTCACTTAATACCCGCACCCATTCTCCCTTCAAGCGCGACCATTTTGTTGCGTACACCCTTGTAAACCCGAGGTCATAGGCCGCCCAGTAAATGGCCGGATGCGACCACACAGCCGTGCCATAAGCCACCTTGACGGACTGGCGCTGTGCCTCATAAAAAAAAGCGCCCTCAAAATCGAACACCGGCAAACAGCGGTCAGCAAATTCAGCTAGGCCCAAAGGCTGCGAACCCGCGCGGACTTCGTTGCGCAATGCCGCCAGCGCGGTCTTGACCATGTTCCAGCGGATGCCACGCCCGTAGAAGAGCTCGGCGGCTTCTTCGTACACGCCACCTTGGCGGCCTCTTCGGCGAACAGCTCGCGCCACGCGTTGCCGTACAGGCTGGCAAAGTGATTCCACAGCACCACCACCGGAATCAGACCATCGGCGCCAGCCGGGCGCAGCCAGGGATTACGTTTTGCCATTTCGCCTACCTCCCTTGAAAAGGCGAGTCACGCAGCGCCAGGCGCATTTCAGCTTCACTCAGCTGCGCTGCCCGGAAAACCCGCATGTTGTATTCGTGCGCGTTCTCATCGTCCAGTTTGGTGATGCCGTGCTGGACACCCCGCTGTTCGATGCCCGCACCGGACAGGAACCACGGCTTGCCGGGTGTTTCTTCGAAGGCAGCACCGTCGAGCTTGCGACTTTGCTGCTGCGCCTGCAGCAAGACCTTTTCGACGTACTGCACCGACCGACCGCCATGCTTCGCCGCCACTGCAGCGGCCGCCTGCACCTGTTTTACCTGCATACCGCTTTTGATCCACCGGTCGTAAATGGGCAGCGCACCTGCCGACAGCGCGCTGTCCTTGAAGCCCAGCGAATTCATCACCCGAATCCACTGCGTTGGCTTCTGAGGGCAATCAGGCATTACGCTTTCGTCTTCGTCTTTGCTGCCGTTTTCCTTCACTGCAGTAGTTGATGAAGATGAATGTGTAATAGAAGTACTCTGAACTTCAGATATCTGACGCTCATCGCCTGGCGGCGCGTGACGGTCACTACCCTGAAACCCATATCCCACGCCACTTTGCTGCTGACGGTCATGAGTGACGCTCATCTGACGGTCATCCAGAGGACGTGGTTGTGCGCGAGTTGCCAGGCATAGCAAAACAGCGAGCTTCTTTTCGTCCTTCGTGACAAGGGAATAGCGCTTGGCCAGCCCCGCGCGTTCCAACTCATCTAGCAAAGAACGCATCTGGCGAAGATTCGGGAAGAACCCTGGACGCTTTGAACCCAGCGGCGGCTTGTACTGGATATCGGTGGCAAGGCTGAAATAGGACACGGCGCTGCGGGTTCCCACCATGCCGCTGCTAATGTCCATACGAGAGCGCAGGCCCAGCACGTACAAACTGCGGGCCTCCAGCGAGCATTCGGCAAGTGCTCCTGCTCTTCGATATTCAGGAGGATGTCGATCATGCGGCCACCAATGGCGCGCGATGCACCAGAAGCAGGTCAAGCTCTTCCTCGTCGCCATGACTCTCCAACAGCCCCGCCAGCGCGAGCTGATCGAGTAAACGCACCAGTTCGCCATGCTGTAGCGGACGCTGCAAATGCCCACGTCGGGCCACCGGTCCCACTTCCGAGACCAGCATGGTCAGCACCAGACGGCGAGGCCCGCGCACGTGCCCATCGCTCGCATCCAGCAGCTTCAACAAGCCGTTCCGGTAAAGCCGCGTCGGCAGCGGGCCGCATTGCTCAAGCGCTTGTGTTTCCCAGTAATACGGCGGCCTCATCGCTGCCCCTTAAACATGTCGTCCTGGACATCACGATTGCCGTAGACCCGATAAACCAACGCTACGTAGCGCAGGATTTCTTCGGTTAATTCGTGCCGGGCAGAATCGATCCGGCGCTTTTCATCCGCATCGATCTGGCGTCGTCGGCCAGCGCCTTATGCACCTCAACGCTCAGCTTTGCCATGCGCTCCGTTACACGCAGAAGCGCGACGTGCAGCTCTTCGTTCCCCACCTGCATATCGGTGCCGGGCACGTCCAGGTACACGCCGCCCACTTCGCGTGCCAGCGCCCGAATGACTTCGCGGCCTTGCGTAAGCTGCATCAACTCCAGCGCCTCGTTCAGGCCAAACACCATCCCGCGATAGCCCGATAACTTGTGGCGCAACGTGTGCGCGCTGCCGTACATGGCTTGCGAAAGACTCTCCTGATTGCCCGGCCAGAGCGCGATATCGCTCCGCGCAGCTTCTGAAAGACTCATGTCCTACACCTTTGCGGTTTTGTGTGTGTTTGCAGCGCTACCTGCGAGAGGTAGCCTTGCGGTCATAAAAAAAACACCGGGCGGCAACCCGGCGAAACGCCAGCGCATCTGGTAATGCGCTGGCGGAGGAAAACGGTTATTGGCCTGCGGCCCTGCGGGTAGAGCGACGGCGATCTGACACGCCCACCGGCGGTCCTTGGCAGTACGACGCTCCGCTTCAGCAGGTGCGCTCGTTGCATTCAGGTCGGGCATCAATCGAAAGAAACAGGCATCAATCAATCGGACATACGTCTCCCGCGGCTCTTGCAGGCCGCGCTTGATACGATTGATGGTTGGCTGCGGGATGCCTGTTTCCTCGACAATCAAAGCTTCGGAGAGGCCAGCATCGAACAGCCGGATCAACTTCTGTTGGGTAGAGAGCGTGTCCATAAGCTGGATGCTAATACGCAAATGCATAACTTTCAATACGCAAATGCATTAGATGTTATTCATGCGTTTTCGCATAATCAGGCGATGGACCTCCGACACGCCCTCGCCGCCTGGCTTGAACACACGCACCATTCGCAGAACAGCCTTGCTGATCTTGCGCACGTGCCCCAGCCCACCATTCAGCGCATCCTGTCGGGGACCACTGCGTCCCCCAAGGCGGACACCCTGGAAAAGATCGCCAGCGCGCTTGGCATCACTTATGCGCAGCTTCGCGCGGGGCCTACTGGGGACGCACAACAAGGCGGCGAGCTGGATGCGATGGCTCAGGCAAAAGCGCGCATGGAAGCGATGCTCCGCGGCGTGCCTTCGGCAGCACCGGAGCCCAAAAAAACGAGGAGCCGCCGAAGTACGTGCCGGTGCCGATCTATTCCTCTCGGGCCGCATGCGGCTTGGGCTACATGAACGATCATGTGGAGATCGAGGGCAGATTTGCTTTGCCTAAAACGGTGCTTGACCGCAACGGCGTGCTCGAAGCGAACGCTGCGATCCTGCACGCAGAGGGCGATAGCATGAGCACGTATATATGCAATGGTGATCTGGTCATGATCGACCGCGGCGTGCGCACCATAGCTAACGGGCAGGTGTACGCGTTCATGATGGAAGACGAAGTGGTAATCAAGCGCGTGTCAAAAGGCTTCGGCTTAATCACCCTGACTAGCGACAACCCCAACAAGGCGCTCTTCCCAGACCGCACCGTGCCACCCGGCGCAGATGTAACGGTGCTAGGCAAGGTAGTCTGGCGCGGCGCTAACGCCCCTTTTTTTCCCGGCCCCTGACCTGAAACGGTATGCATCTACGTATACCGTTCGTCGCGCTCGTCCGCATTAATACGTTTACGTATTGCAGGAGTTAATACGTTTACGTATATTTCACCTCGTCACCAAGCCAGCGGCAAGGGTTCCGGTTTTGGTGGCACGACACACTCCTAGCTAACGACCCTTGCCGCTACCCACGCACTCCCGTCGGAGCAGGCCGTGACGCACCTCAACTTCACACACATTCGCGACCTTATAGAAGCACAACGCCGGATCGGCACTGCCATCGAATACCTGGCAATGGATGATGGCGGCTACCTAATGAGCGCCGTTCGCGATGAGCTGGCGCGTGCAATCGTCGCGATCCAGACCGCTGGCAATGCAGACATGCAGATCGGGAGAACCGAGGCATGACCATACCCCACACGATCCGCGTACCCCTGCGCAGCGAAGGCGACGGCCTGTTCGATGTTGATTTCGGCGGCTGGAAACAACGCGGCTGGACGATCCACCCATGGACCGCCACGGCGTGCAGTACGAAGCGCGCAAGACGATCCAGCTGCCGCCGCAAGACGATGGCCAGAAGGTCGCAGCATGACGCCGCGCACTCGAATTCTTATCGCGTTCGCGCTGCTCCACTTGGTCGCGATGTTGCTGACCTACGTCGCCTGGTATGGGCCGACATGGCCCTGAGCGGCCTCGCCCAACTCAGTTTTTTTTCCCTGTGCATCTTCGGATTGATGGTGTGGCTGCTGGATGCGCTCTGGAAACCCGTTCTTGATGATATGGAGACCCAATCAAATGGCTCTTAACCTGATCGGCCTGACCGGCCCTGCCGGCAGCGGCAAAGATACCGTCGCAGATTTTCTGGTGGCCAGACACGGCTACACCAAGCTCGCTTTCGCCGACAAACTGCGCGCCGAAATTTGTGACGCCTACAACGTGCCGGAGCAATTGCTGCTGAAACGCGAAACCAAAAAAACACTCCGCTGCACAGGCTGGCACTGGTGTATTGCCGGAACGACGTTTTCATCAACTGGGTTTTGGAATGCTGGATCGCGAGCGATGAGCAATACGGCCCTGCACGCACGCTCCTGAGCCAGCGCCCCCTGTCGCCGCGTGTGGTTATGCAGACATGGGGCGATTACCGCCGCGCGACCAATCCGCACTACTTCATTGACGCGATGCAAGACCGCCTCGATGTGCTGCCCGGCCGCGCCGTCGTGATCAGCGATGTGCGAGTCATCCCCGGCGACAACGCCCACGTCGCCAACGCCGAAGCCCACTTTGTGCATGCGCTGGGCGGCGAAATCTGGCAGCTCACCCGCCCAGGTTACGGTCACGGCGGCCACGCCACGGAGCACGCTTTCGAGCGCCGCATGATTGACCGGAATCTGATGAATTACGGCACGCTGCAATCGCTGCAGCGGCAAGTCGAGCTATTTGTTGCAGCGGAGGCCGCATGAAAGAGCGTCCGATTTTGTTTTCTGCGCCGATGGTGCGCGCGCTACTCGATGGCAGCAAAACGCAGACTCGGCGTGTAGTGAAGCCCCGTCGGGATATTGGCCTCGGCTGCGACCTTGCTCCACATGAAATCGCGGGCGAGATTAATAAAGGGTCATTCCTGAATAGCCCCTACGGCCAGCCCGGCGACCGGCTCTGGGTGCGAGAGACTTGGCGCGGACTAGTGACCATCAATTCTCCCCATGAGCCACGGCAGCTGGGTGTCGCTCGCTATGTGCCCGATCAAAAGCATTGCGTCCGCGTCGAATATCTCGCAACGCGGGATCGTGACAATGACCCTTGCGCCCAAGCATCCATATGCCGCGTTGGGCCAGCCGCATCCAGCTAGAGATCACTGACGTCCGGGTCGAGCGCCTGAACAACATCAGTAACGCCGACGCTGAAGCGGAAGGTATTGATTACCTTCGCCACATCCCTGACGCCGACGAGACCCTATGCGCATCTCAGCTCTTTGAAATACTTTGGGACTCCAGCTACGGCCTTGGCCCATGGAATGCAAACCCTTGGGTCTGGGTAATCGAATTCGCGCGAGTGGAGGCGGAATAATGGACAAGAAAACTGCAATCGCAAAAAATCCGCAAATGCCTGGCATTGGCTAAGAGCGGCAATTCAAACGAAGCTGGTGTGGCGCTGCACCAGGCACAAGCCTCATGGAGAAATTCGGCGTTGGTGAGAATGAGGTGCTTGCGGCCGAAGTCACGGAAATGAGCGCTCGGTCAAACGCACGCAAAAAAATCCCGCGCGCTGGGAAAGTCATCTGGCCCGGACCATTAGCAAAGCGTTCGCATGCGACGCGGTTTACAGCTATGCCCGCGGCAAGCCCGGCGAATGGCTGTTCATAGGGTCAACGCTCCACGCAGAAATTGCCTCTTACGCGTTTGCGGTCCTTAACCGAAAAAATCAAAGCAGCCAGAGCCGAGCTGCTTCGTTCGCCGCTGTGCGCCCGCCTCGGCCAGAAGAATAAGACCGCGCGGGCCGATTTGTTCTGCGAACAGTTTGTAGTGGGCCTGCGTGAGCACGTACGCGCATTTGCGGGCACTCGGCAGACCGATGCGATTGCTGCATACAAGGCGATCCATTACCCCGTGCGCGGCGATTTGGAACCAAAGGATCGCAACGCACAGCGCGAATTAAGCAGCGCCGACTATGCAGCGGCCCGTTCCGGCCAAGAAGCTGGCCGCCAGGTGCGTTTGTCTCATGCCGTCGGATCCTCTGCGGAAAAAGCCGCCGCCCCTATTAACCAGCTGACTCTGGAACATCGCCAATGAGCAAAAACGAAATCGTCTGCGGGCTTGGCTGCCAGCGACTGGCGGCGCAAAACAATTCAGACGCGCTCGACCAAGCACGCCGCATCCACCGAAACACCCGAACAGCGTGCGCATCGCCTCGCTCGCTGGAACAACGAAGACCGCGCCATCGAGCGCCTACACCGTGAGGTCTACCAATGACCAAGAACACCAAAATTGAATGGGCGAATCACACGTTGGTCGGCAAGACCGCAGCTGGCAGGATGCTCGACGGCCAGGAGTGGACTCAATACCCATGCACGAAGCCGCGTAAATGGGCGCCATATTCGACATGCCTCTTGCCAGCGAAACACTCGCGGCAGAAGAAATCATCCAGATCACCGGCTGCTCTCGCAAACACGACCAGATTGAATGGCTGACCAACAACGGTTGGACTTTTTTTCAAGAATCGCGCGGGCGAGCCCATTATTGGCCGCTTGTTCGCGCGCCTGAAATTATCCGGGATCAATCCAACGGTGCTGGCCACCGGTGGCTGGTCACCTGACTTTGGCAACGTGAAATAATTATGGCGCGCCCAAAAAACCTCTGGATCAGATCTTCCGCTGCGCATGGTGCGTCGTATACGTAAGCGCAAAGACGGCTCAGAATGGACCAGCTATTACTACAGCGGCCGCGATGATGATGGTCGCCGGATCGAGATTCCACTCGGTCAGGACATCAACGAAGCCAAACGCCTTTGGGCGCAGTTCGAACACAAAGAGACACCGGTCAGCGCCGGGACAATGCGGCTCGTTTTTGAGCGATACGAGCGCGACATCGTGCCCGCCAAATCGCCAGCCACGCAGCGCCAGAATCTGCAGATGCTGAAGCAGCTGCGGCCTGTCTTCGACAACGCACCGATCGACGCCATCACCCCTCAGCACATCGCCCAGTATCGCGACAGGCGCACTGCCAAGTACGCGCGAACCGTGAGATTGCGTTGCTTTCGCATGTATTCAATATGGCACGGGAATGGGGCTATACCGCAAGAGACAACCCGGCGCGGGGCATCCGCAAAAAACAGGGAAGTGCCTCGCGACTTCTACGCCGATGCCACCGTCTGGACCGCTGTTTATGAACAAGCCGTTCAAGAACTGCGCGACGCGATGGACCTTAATTACTTGACCGGCCAGCGCCCCGCCGATGTGTTAAAAATGATGGAACGCGATATTCGCGACGACGCCCTGGAAGTGCGCCAGAACAAGACCAACAAGCGGCTGCGGATTTTGCTGAACGAAGATGACGGCTCACGCACAGAACTTGGTAAAGTAATTGATCGCATTCGCGCGCGCACCGGCAAGGTCAAGAGCTTTTATCTTGTGGCCACGGCCGCGGGCGCACCGCTAAGCAAAGACATGCTGCGCGACCGTTTCGACGCGGCCCGCCTGGCTGCGCGAGCTGCGGCCGAACAGGCGGGCGATTTAACGCTCAGCGAGCGCATTAAGGCGTTCCAGTTTCGCGACATCCGCCCTAAGGCGGCCAGCGAAATGGGCGACCTCACAAAGGCCAGCAAATTGCTCGGCCACACAGAGCAAGAAATCACCCGCAAGGTTTACATCCGCGTCGGTGAAACGGTAAAGCCGACCAAATAAGTACCCTATTTCTTACGACCGATTAGCCCGCGCATTGCGGGCTTTTTTTGCTTTTTTTCCGACCCGAAAAAAGCGTTCCGCAACCCCGGACCGGGACATTGATTTTTTAAAGCATTTTTTTCGTCGTTTTCCGAGGTGCGTTGCGGAAAGAAAAAATGCGTCAACTCATTGTTTTCCCGCCAGTTAACAGGAGACTTGAAAACTGCCGAGGATGTGAGTCCTCCGTGAGTTCGAATCTCACGGCCTCCGCCAGAATGAATGCAAAAAAGCCTGATGATTCAGGGCTTTTTTTGTTTTTTCAGGTCGGTTACACCGTGAGCGGTGCTGGCCAGTCTGCGTTGCTATTTACCGCGCCAATCTGGCCTGCTTCAAAATTGGCCAGGGTGTCGCCAAACACTTCGGGCAGCCACTCGCCCAATTGGCTGGCATTGATCGGCTGTTCATGTTCCGGATCGGGATAGCACGGGCAGCGCAAAGGGTTGCCGCCCCAATCATCGGCGGGTACGCGATAACGCAAAATAATCGCGTAATCCGGATCGCCCAACAAATAACCTTTATATCGGCCTCATGTCATGAGCGGTGGCCGCGTCGGCGCCGTGCCCTGTTCTGCAACTTTGCTTTGGGTATATGTAACAGGCGCAAAAAAAAGACATAAGCGTAGCCGTCTGCATCTGCATAGTCGTATAGCATGCGCCCGCTAACGGTCCAGAAATCCAGTTCGGCTGAACTGACCGTATGCGCGCCGATTGAAAGTTCGCGGCATTGATAATTGCCGAATACCGTATCCGGATTGCCATTTTGAATAAATAGCGTCGGCAATTTTATACGCAGGATTTCAACTTCCTGGCCCGGTGATTTGCTGCCAAAGAAATAACCTTTGCTACATCCATCAGTCGCCATTTGATCAACAATACTGGCGGCCGAGGTAGTGGCATCGGGGCGGTACAGCGCAATTTCACCCTCGCGCAAGGTGCCGGGCCGGGCCACACGGGCCGTGGGCTGGATGCTGGCGGCGGTGCATGGCGCGGGCGTGGGTTGGGGTTGTAATGGCGCGTAGCCAAATACGCTGGTGTTGCCTGCTACAAAAGGATTCGGCCCGGAAGATCTCATCTCGCTGTCCACCAGTTCCTGCTGAGCCGGCACCGGCGCCGCGCCGGCGTAATAAAGTGCGGCACTGAAATAGGCCGCTTGGGCAAAGGGGCCGCTGACGGATAGCTGCGCCGCCTGCGCGCCAGGATACAACTCTGCCGCGTAATACTGCGCATGCTGATCAAAGCCCTCGCCCACCTGGCCCTGCTGATAATTGCAGGCATAGGAAAACCAGTCGTACAGAGGCACCGCGGTGCCATCCAGTGTAACCACGGGCAATTGCACCGCTTGCTGCCAACCCTCGGTGCCACCGTCACCCCATTGGCCGTAATAGCGCAAAACAATAAAGGGATTGCTCGATGCCGCCACGGTAAATGTGGCGTCATAAGACAGTGCGGGCAATAACGCCGCTTTTTTTTATGCTGTCAGTCATGAAGATCGACTCCTGAATAAAATTGATTTATTGCGTTTGCGATGAATAACCGGCATTGATTCAATGCAGTTGTGTCATCGATCTTCACGTTAGACGGCGTTTATTGCTTTCACCGTACAATCTGGCCAATTCGGTAATTATACAAACGCAATAATTTGATTACGGACGTTTCTCAAAAGAAGTTTCCCATATACAGATATCAATAAAATATTCGCGGGATTTAATTCCTGAAACTAGATATTTATTTATTGTGGCGCCAGGCCTGCAACAAGCGCGGCAAGGCTGCCTGAGCGCGGCGCGGCCGCATTGCACTAGGCATCGCGTCCAGCCCTGCCCCGGAGTTGTCTCCAAACTGACACTTTTTTTTGACTTTTTTTGCTAAGGCCAAGTCCGGCGCCATATACACTGCGATGCAAAACGCCAAGGTCCGGGCCATGCCGCACGCTGCTGCTGGCCCCGCCGCAACAGGCTTTGCCGCCCGCGGCTGCAACAAAATTTCTATGTTTTCCCGTATATGGCAATACGATGGAGTGCCCGATGAAGGTTGTGAGCAACACCCAGTCACGCTGTCCGCATGCAGTTTTCCCGATTACCTTTGGCTTTTGTCTCGCTTTGTTTCTGCTCTGGAATATCCAGATCCATCGCTACGACAACCATTTTCTTGGCTCCGATTCATACATCATCGTGAGCAAGATCCTGAATTCGCACACCCTCAAATGGTTTGAGCAGACCTATACCTCGCAATTTGGATTGCAGAGCATTGCGCTGGCTGCAATCCACAATCTGCCATTCAGTCCCGGCGTGGCGCCCCTCAGCCTTGCCGCTGCCAGCGTTTTTTTTCGCTACTCACCGCCATCGCCTTTTCGCTACCGGTTTACAAAATCCGGCGCGTTGCAGGCTTTCCGGCAGTGGCGTTGTACTGGATCTCGCTGGCATTTTCGCCTTGGCTTCTAACGTTTTCGTACTCGCTGTACTGGGTGCCGTTTGCCATCATGCTGCCGGTCATGACGGCATTTCTGTTTGGCCACTTTATGCATGGCAAATACCGCAAAGCCGTGATTGCCGGCGTGTTTGTGGCCATGTTTATCAAATGTTTGTGCGGCTATGAATACATCACCACGGTGACGCTATTTGCGTGTGCGGGATATGTCTTTTCCCATATCGGAACGCCGTTCAAGGCCAGCAAATCAGATATCGGGTTGATCTTTGCCGCCTGCGTTGCAGGTTTTTTTTGGTTGCACTGGCCGTGCATGTCTTTCAGTTGCATCACATCAATGACACCTACGGCTTCAGCACCATTCTGAATCGGGTAGAAACGCACACCGGTACCGATGGCGGCGGCGATGATGCCAGGCTGTTGATCACCCATCTGGTCACACGGCCCGGTAATGAGCAATTAATTGCGGTGCTGAGTAGCGCGGTCAATCAGCACAAGCTGCTGTTTGCCTGGACGGCGTTCAAAGAATATTTCTATATGCCCGGTCTGGTACTGGACGGCTATACCGTGGCATTTGGCTGGTTTGTGCTGGTGTGCTTGATTGCCGCGTGCATGGGTGCGGTGGCGGCGGCCATGCCGCGCGTCATCCGGATTAGCGCGGACCTGCAATGGTTTGCGTTGGGTGCTTTTTTGGTGCTGCTGGGCGTGTTTTCGTGGCAGATACTGGCGTGGCACCACACCAGCGTGCATTACCACCTGAATGGCCAGATATTCGCGTATGGCATCGTGCCGGTTGCCATGATCGGGCTGGGGGCGGTCATCAATGTTTTATATAAACATCTGTCGATTGCCATTCAGCGCCCATTGCATCTGCTTGCCGGCATCTCACTTTGCGCACTGCTGAGCGCTGCCACTGCTTATACGGCGCTTGATCACGATGCATTTATCGATGATTTCCACTACAGCCGGGCCAGTCGCTCCAAAGTAATCGCCAGCCGGGATCTGGTCACCATTACGCCGAGCGGCTCTGAGCTTTATCGCGGGATGGGTCTGGCCACCACCACAGTCACCGTGTACGGCTGGGCTTATGCCGAAGGGCCGGACGGCGCAAAAGTGTTTGTGCTGATCAATGGCGGCCTGGTGGGCGAAATCCGGCCGGATCTGCCCAGAGACGATGTCGCCCGATTGCGCCCGGGCGCTGGGCCTATGAGCGGTTTCAAATTCAGCTACAACGTGGCCGGGCCGGTCAGCAAAGATCAGGTGCGTTTGCTGGCGCCGGATGGCGCGGGCAGTTACGTCGAACTCAAGTAATTCCCCGCCGCATACAGACACAACAGCCCGGCGCGGCTGTTGTGTCTGCCTGGCTTAGCGCTCGGTATCGGGCGCCGCGATCGGGAACATCGGGTTAAACGCCTGCAGCAAGCCAAACAACTGTTCGACCTGCGCCCTGTCCCCCAGCACCGTGGCCTTGTTTGCACCGGTCAGTTGATCCAGCCGGGCGCCGCCCAGCAGTAGTTCGGCAAAACCGAGCTTGTCGATCTGCAAGGTTGCATCCGGTTTGGCGTGCGGGCGATCGGCCGAGTAGATCAGCACACCGTTGCGCAATTCCAGTCCGAATACTTTGCCGTCGGGCTGTTGCCAGTTAAGCGTGGTGTGTTTGCCAACGGCGGCCGGGCCGTTCAGACGCACGCCCATATAGTCGAGCAGCAATTCCGGGTTCATGGCCGCAACCATATCGGCGCTGGCGGTGCTCACCCCTTCCACTTTGGGCACGCCATTGCGCAACTCGTAGGCCCCCATCAAAAACTCGTTACGCCAGGTCGGGTTTTCAGTTTGATAACCCAGTTGTTCCAGCGCATCGGCTTCCAGCTCCCGCGCGGCTTTGTTGGTGGGATCGGCAAATACCACGTGGCTGAGCACCTCGGCGGTAAAGCGGTAATCACCCGCGGCAAACGTCTCGCGCGCCTTGGCCACCACCGCGTCGGCACCGCCCATGAATTCAACGTAGCGTTTGCCACCGGCTGCGGGCGGCAGCGCCCACAGATGCGCCGGGTTGGAGTCATACCAGCCAGGTAACGCTGATACACCGCCTTGGCGTCGTGATTAACCGAGCGTAATAGCCACGGCTGTACCACTTGTTGCCGATGCTGTCGGGCAGGCGGATGCGCTCGGCGATCTCGTCCATGGTGTAGCCACGATTGGCCATATGCAGCACCTGGTCATGCAGATACTTGAACATGTCGCGCTGGTCGGCCAGGAAGGTATTGATGCGCGCGCGGTCCCATGTCGGCCAGTGATGTTGCGCAATCACGACGTCGACCTTGTCGCCGTACCGATTGATGGCGGTGTTCAGCGTCTTCCACCAGGTACTGGCGTCCCGCACTTGCGCGCCGCGCAAGGTGTACAGATTGTGCAGCGTATGGGTGGCGTCTTCGGCGGTGTTCAGCATATGGAACTGCGGAAACCAGATCAGGAATTCGGCGGGCGCTCGGTGCCTGGCGCCATCAGGAATTCCATCTCCACGCCATCCACCGTGCGCTTGTCGCCACTCTTTTTTGACGGTATCGGTCGGCGCAATCAGGGTGAAGGTACCAAACGAAGTGGTCTTGCCCAGCCCGGCATCAAGCTGGCCTTTGGCGCTACGTGGCAGCAACGCGCCGTACTGGTACAGCGTGCGGCGGCTCATGGCATTGCCAGCCAGCACGTTCTCCTCCACCGCCTCACTCAAAAAAATCCATCCGGGGCGATGATCTTTGTTTTGCCGGCTTTGACGTCCGCCAGCGTGGTCACGCCCTTGACGCCGCCGTAGTGGTCGGCGTGGCTGTGCGTGTAGATGATGGCCACCACCGGTTTGACGCCACGATGTTTGAAATACAGCTCCAGCCCGGCGCGGGCCACTTCGGCGGTGACCAGCGGATCAATGATGATCAGCCCGGTGTTGCCTTCGATCAGCGTCATGTTCGACAGATCAAAACCACGAATCTGATAGACCTTGTCGGTCACCTTGAACAAGCCATTGGCCAGGTTCAGTTGGGCAATGCGCCACAGACTGGGGTTGACCGTGGGCGGCGCGTCGCCTTGATAAAGTCGTAGCTGGTCAGATCCCAGGCCACTTTGCCATCGGCGCCCTGGATGGTCATCGGCGTCAAGGTGCCAACAAAGCCGCGCTGGGCATCAGCAAAATCCTGCTGATCGGCAAACGGTAGTTGCTGCAATACGGCGGCATTGGCGGCTTGCGTCTGCGCGGTGGCTTCTTTGGGGGCCGTGGCGGCCAGTGCGCTGGCGGCGCTCAGCGCGGCAAGCAGCGCCAGCGCAATCGGGTGTTTGCGGAACATGGTTTTTTTTATCCTTGTGCGGTGAATCTGGCGTGCATCGTGGTACAGGCACGCTGACCTGCGCAAAGGACAAATCTGAGTTTATTCAAGCGGGCTTTGATCTGCCCCGGAACTCCGCGACCAAGCCCTTGATTAAACAGCAAATATCAAACTCTTAATTCGCAAAATTTTCCCGATCGGGTTCGGAAAATGGCTCGGTTTTTTGGGCGTAGCGGCCAGCGCCCGGGCCACCGCCGCGGCCATGGCCGCATTGCCCGCAGCCCCCGGATGCAGATGGTCACCGCTGTCATATTCGGCGCGCAGCCGGGTTGGATGCTGAGGGTCGCGCAGCAAGGCATCAAAGTCGACTCACCCGTCCGCCGCC